TGGAGAAAGGGTGATGATCCTGAGATGAAAGAGATTGTCAAAGAAGAAGAACAGTGGACATATCAAATGTTTGATCGTTGTGTAAATGAAGAAAAAACATGGGCAGAATATCTGTTTAAAGATGGAAGTATGATTGGTCTAAATGATAAATTACTTCATCAATATGTTGAATGGATTGCAAATAAGAGAATGAAATCAATTGGATTAAAATCTGTATATGACATTCCTGCAAGAAATAATCCATTACCTTGGACTCAGCACTGGATTTCATCAAAAGGTCTACAAGTTGCTCCACAAGAAACAGAGGTGGAGTCATACATAGTGGGAGGAATTAAACAAGATGTCAAAGAAGACTCATTCGCAGGATTCAAACTCTGAACCTAAAATTCAACTATCTTTTGATGGTTGTTATAATTATGATAGATTGAAGAAGGAAGGATTGGTTGATGATGGTGAGATAGAGTGGGACATTGAAGAACTTAAAAAATCAATCCGTGATGCAGCGGATGATTATGATAAACTAGTTGGAGGTTAAAATGATGAGTCCTTTTGGTAATGTATTAAACACAAGAGAAACCTATAGTAGATTTTATCAAAAATTATTTACTGAGGTTGAAGTTCAATTTCATGATGAAGATCCTGCATGGATACCTTTAGATACCTTATTAGCAATGAGAAAGATATATACTAAAGAGTAACATGAAACCTGCATGGCAGTTGACTATGAAAACCCTTGGATATATGAAGGTAATCCTTTTACCTCTGATGATATTGGGGATTACTATGGGTTCGTCTATCGCATCACCAATACTACAAACGGAAAGCAATATATCGGAAGAAAATACTTTACTCAAAAAAGAAAACCAAAAGGAGGAAAACGAAAAGTTACATCAGAGTCTGACTGGAAAAAGTACTATGGAAGTTCTGATGATCTTAAACGAGATATTAGAGAAATTGGCAGAGACTCTTTCAGAAGAGAAATTATCTCCCTCCACACAACCCTTGGAAAAGTAAACTACGAAGAAACTAAACAATTATTTTTTTATAACGTTTTAACAGAGGCACTTGACGACGGAACACCAAAGTATTATAATAGCAATATACTTGGCCGTTACATGAAAAAAGATTATGGAAACTTTAGAACAAACGATGAAGAGAACATATAAATGGTCTCTAAATAGAATTACAGATTTATGTTCTAAAGATATTGATGATGTATATAATGCGGTTT